TAAACTGCTCCTATTATTTCTTAAAACCTGAGGAGAAGCCGTGGCATCAAAGTCGCCAGATATTACCGAACGCACGATAATTGATTTATCGGGTCGCCTCTCTACATACTATGACCTTAACGGCAACGCTTTTGATGTGGCTCTTGGTGGCTTGCCATTTATTATGGCTATTACTGACAACACACCATACAAGCGACAGACTGCAGAGTTTCGTGCTCAGCGCGTAGACCAGATGCGTGACCCAGGTGAACACACCTTGGCTGGTTCAGGTTACTGGACTCGCTCTCAATCATCATGGCACTATGGCGAAGGCATCCAATTTACTGAGCCAATGGAAGGTAACGATAACGAAGTTCGTTTCCGTTTTCGTGATTCATACGGCATAGACCCTTGGACACCTGGGCAAATTAACCTTATTAAAAAGTCTACGCTCGTTCAGGCTTTTACTGGTGACTGCAAGATTGATACGGGCGCTGATACTTCTGGCGTTGCCTTCCTTATTGCTACTGACATGGCACCACGCACCTCACAGACTACAGCCATGTATAAAATTACTAGCGCTGGTACATCTACAGCCTTGGTTAACTTCTCATCTATCAGCAATGAAACAATCCTTGGCACTACATCTGATGGTACTTACATGTATGTGGCTACAACCGCTGGTGTATATGATATTAAGTTATCTGATGGCACAACACATAAACAGTACACCTATAATGGTTTAACCGCAGACCATGCAGTACTTAAGTATGTTAAGAATCGTATTGTTGCTGCTTTTAAATTTACCAACGGAACATACTCAGCATACCAACTAACCTTTCCAGATAAAGGTGGCGGTGCGGCATCTGATATTAAATCTTCAATGGCATCTTCGCATGGAACTCTTATCAATGGTTCAACAACAATGCCTACGCTATGGACATGGACTGCAGTAACCGAAGGTTCTAATGCTATCTACATCGGTGGCTATGCTGGCGACCACTCTAGTATTTTTAAACTAGCAGTTGATAACACTGGTGCACTAGGTACTATTGTTACTGCAGCCGTTATGCCACGAGGCGAAGTTATCAGGTCACTCTACGCATACCTTGGCACATACCTTATGGTTGGCACAAGCAAGGGTGCACGCATTGCAACTCTAGACCAGAACGGTGACATGAACTATGGACCATTGGTATTTCACAATGAGAACGGTGTCTATGACTTTGAAGGTCGTGACTCTTACATCTGGGCTGGTCATACTCAAGGAGTAAACAGCAATTCAGGAACCATGCGTATGAACCTGGGGCAGCCATTGACCCTTATTGGATACGCTCAACCTATTTCTACTGGTATCTATGCTCGTGCAACAGATGTATTTGCAGATGGTATTACTGGAACAGTGAAGGCTATTCGTATTCTTGGTGCTTTGAATCAAGTTGCTTTTGCTGTATCTGGTTCTGGTATTTGGTTGCAACACCCAACAGACTTGGTTCCAACAGGACAAATTCGAAGTGGTCGTATTCGTTATGACACTATGGAGAACAAGGCATGGAAGCGTATCCGTATTCGTACTACTGACGACACAGCCAATGGTGATATTGAAGTATACAAGGTTGGTTCAACCGCTGACAGTGTTATTACTACTCTGTATCAGGGAACACCTACTGCTGCTGATATTGATTTAGGTAACGAGTATCAAGATGCATCGCCAGATGCTTCATTTAAACTTGTCATGTCACGCAACTCAACTGATGCAACCACTGGTCCTGTAGTTGTTGGTATTGCAGTTAAGGCTTTGCCTACTCCTACTCGTGCACGCATCATCCAGATTCCACTGTTCTGTTATGATAAAGAAACAGATAAAACTGGCAACATTATTGGCTATGAAGGCTATGCAAAAGAACGGTTGCTTGCGCTAGAAACTATTGAAGCAATGGGAGAAACTGTTATTCTCCAAGATTTTAACGCAGGTGGTGACCCATTTGAAGTCATCATTGACCAAGTAACTTTCACTCGCTCCACTCCATCAAATCGCAACTACACAGGCTTTGGCGGTATCGTTCAAGTCATTGCCAGAACGGTAGTCTAATGACATCTACTGACTGGCTTGGTATATCCATAGCCATTATGACTTTGACCGCTGGCTTTACTGGTGCGGTGCGTTGGTTAGTCAAACACTATCTTTCTGAATTAAGACCGAATTCTGGCTCAAGCCTTCGTGATTCCGTTGACAGACTAGAGGCTCGCGTTGACCGCATCTATGAAATCTTGTGTGAACAAAACAAATAACTGAAAGGTACAAGTGAAACTTCCCCGTTTACTTGCAGTCTTATTCATTATCTTTGGAACTTCTTTTTTTCTACCAGCACATGCAGAACAAACAGGTCAGATAACTGTTGTCTGCGCTAATGATGCTGGTGTATCTAAAGACTTTAGAGTTGGTTGGGATAATACAACTGGCTTCTTTGAAGGTAAAGGTAACATCGCTGCACTCTTTTGTCAGATAGCATCAGGTGGTTACAAACAATTTATATCTACCACTGCTCCTGAAAGAACATGGTATTACAATGGCATAGCGCCTACTGTAAATCCCAGCCCAGAGCCAAGTGCTGCTCCCGCAACTTCTCCTTCGCCTGAGCCAACTCCTTCTCCAGTCGTTCAACCTTCCGAGACTCCCACAGCCACAAGTTCCCCGAGTCCTTCAACAGAACCAGTGACACCACCATCCCCGTCACCATCCCCAGAATCAACCCAATCATCCAGCCCGACCCCAAGTCCATTACCAAGTCCATCTGATACTCCTACTTCTATTGTTGAAACTTCAACTACTTTGGTTGATACAGTGACAGTAGTGGTAGAGCCTGTAAATCCTCAGCCTCAACCAGTTCCTGACCCAGTGCCTGTTCCAAGCCCACCGCCTGTGGTTGTGCCTGAGCCAGTGGAAATACAGACACCACAAGTTCCTGAGCCTCCTCAACCTGAGTCAACTCCTCCTCCTGCAGCAGACCCTCAACCAACTCCTGAACCGCAACCTGAGCCTGCACCAGAAGTGCAGCCAGAACCCGAACCTGCGCCTCCAGAGCCTGCAGTTGAACCCGAGCCTGCCCCAGTAGAGCCTGAACCTCAGCCTCAACCAGAGCCTCAGCCTGACCCAGTTCCTGCTCCTCCAGAGGAAGTTCCTGGTCCTTCAATTCCTGAACCTGCTCCATCTGAACCCCCTGCTGTAGCACCTGAGCCACCTGTTGTGGCTACAGAAGATTCTACACCAGAAGAACGAGCAATGGTGGCAGACGCACTGATTGAAGCAGCACATGGCGAGCCAGTCACAGCACAGGCTATCCAAGATGCGGGTTTAACCTATGAAGATTTACCACCTGATACACCAGTTGAAGTTCGTCAAGATGAGAACGGCAACGAAGTTGTTATCACAGCAGAAGTAGCAGCAGCGCTGGTTGTATTAGAAAACCCAGCAGCCCTTGTTGCTGCACTCTTTACTGACCCAGCACAAGCACTTCTTGCTATCGCAAGCATCGGTGCTGACATGTCAGTGCAAGAAAGAGCAGAGTCAGAAAAAATTATCATCGCATCAGTTATTGCTGGGCAGGCTGCAGTTAATGCAGCAGGCATGGCAGGAGCGGCAGCCTATAGGAGAAAACCATGAAGAAGATAATGAAAGATATGGTTGACCAACTATGGACTTTACTAGGTATGTTCATTGCCTGGGTAGTCCTTGATGGTTCAGCCAAGACAGTAGTTGGTTATGCCATCGCAGGCACACTCATTGCTTGGGCTGTCACCTACCCGCTACGCAACCCAAAGGATGAATAATGGATACATTTAAAAATGTAATGATGAGAATTGTTGCAGTCATTGCAGCAGAATCTCTTGGAGTAATTGGTGCTGGCTCATTGGTTGGCATTGAAGTATGGCAGGCAGCAGTTCTTGCTGGTGCACTAGGTGCAGCAACAGTGATTGAAACCCTTGCTCGCTTCTTCCTTGCCGATGGCAAGTTAGATGCCGATGAAATCAATGCGGCATTTGCCAAGGTAGATTCAAGGAAAGCAGAATAATATGGGTCAGCGTTTAGATTTAATTGCAGTAGCCAAGGGTGAACTCAATGTCATTGAGGGACCTAAGGATAACGAAACAAAATACGGTGCATTTACTAAGGCTAACTTCTTACCATGGTGCGGTTCATTTGTAATGTGGTGTGCCAACGAAGTTGGATTAAAGATTCCTAACTGCGTATCCACAGTGGCTGGCGCTACTGCGTTTATGAAGAAGGGTGCATGGGAGAAGGCAGAGGAAGCAATCCCTCTACCTGGCGACATCGTTTTCTTTGACTTCCCTAATGATGGCGTTGACCGCATCTCACATGTAGGCATTGTTGTTAAAGACAATGGCGATGGCACTGTCACCTGTATTGAGGGCAACACTGCTCCCGATAAAAAGGGTGACCAGCGCAATGGTGGACAGGTGTGCGAGAAGGTTCGTGCATACAAGAAGAAGAACGGCAGCAAGTTCCGCAAGTCACAAGCCGTGACTGTCGTAGGATTTGGTAAGCCTGTATTCAAATCATAAGGAGTAACAATGATTGACACAGAAAAGGTAAAGCAGATTGGTCTGTCTTATGTCAGAGCAGCAGCAGCATCAGCAGTTGCACTCTACACAGCAGGACAGCACGACCCTAAGACACTAGCCACAGCGTTCATCGCTGGTCTAGTAGGTCCAATCCTCAAGGCGCTTGACAAGTCAGCACCAGAGTTTGGTCTTAAGAAGTAACAGTAAACAGATTAGCCCCTCGCTTAATTGCGGGGGGCTTTTTTGTTTTGCCAATCTTTATTTTCTTGTGTCTTAAGACGGTGACAATTAGCACATAGGGTCTGTAAATTTAATAACGAATTGTTATTATGGTTGCCATCTATGTGGTCAATGTCTAATTGGCTACGATGCACGGCTACAAAACCACACTCCTCGCAAAAATTTTTCTTGTACTTGGCTAACTTAACACGATTAAGATTGGACTTAGTTCGGCAAGAAAAGTAACCGCTTTGCTTTAACTTTAGTCTTGTGGGTCCACACACTGCACAGATACCCCATCGTTTGGCTGGGTTCTTGAGCAGCAGGCGATGCTGCTTAGGTTTATCCGCCCGTACTGTAAAAACCTGAGGCATTGAACTTTACTGGCACAGCATTGTAAACCTGTGTCATAGAAGTTTCGCAGCAAACTGGAACCCAGTCGCTACCCATTGGTTTATCTATCTCTTGTACCCCGCCACAGGTATTGCATTTGTAATCATATTTTGCCATTAAGTAATCGCTTCAATGTGTTCAACCTCCGAAGGCGTGCTCGTTGCTCTGTCTTAATACCTAACTTGTAAGACCAAAAAAAAGTTGTGATGTTACTCACAATAAAACCTAATACATAAATTACTTTAATCATCAACTGGTGTTGGCACCTTCACTAAGGCTCCACATAGGGCGCACTCTGCATCTACAAACCACATGCTTATATCGCCATCTTCAAACATACAACCCACTTTAAAAAGCGTGGAGCCACACATACATACATGGATTGGACCAAGGCTACGCAAGTCTGCACCTATGGGTGCGGTAACACCTGCTCGGTTAGCAAACCTCGCTAGTCCTCTACTTAATCTGTTCAACACGAACAGCAGTGTATACATAAAAGAACTACATTGATGTAATTTGCTTCGGCGTGTCGCACAATAGAGCAGAGATTGTGCAGTAGTCTCCTCTATTGAAGGAGAAACAATGACACTTGAACTCGTAACAGGTAAGAACTATGTATCCCACTCCGCCATGTCAACATGGCTTGGGTGCGGATGGCAGTATTACCTATCTCGTGTACAGCATGTAGCCGAAGCGCCATCCTATTGGTTGGCTGGAGGCAAGGCAGTGCACGAGTGTACAGAATACTACGACATAAAGCCAGAAGGGTTTGACCCAGTAGCCATGTTTAATGAGCGATGGGAACACAACTACAAGATGGTAGACAACGGCATGCCTTGGCGTGCTGGTGGTCGTGCGACCAAGGCGTATCCAAACAAAGAGGATGCATCTTGGTGGTTAGCCAATGGTCCAAAGATGGTTGACTACTGGATTCAGTTTAGAGAAGAAAGCGGATGGAAGATTTGGGATACTCCCGCTGGCATCCCCGCTATTGAAACTGAAATAAATCAGACGATTAAAGGTGTAAACATCAAGGCGTTCTTAGACCGCGTGATGGTTGCACCATCTGGAGAGTTAGTAATTGTAGATATTAAGACAGGTGCTGAGCCTAAGTCTCAAGCACAACTTGGTATCTATGCCGTGCTCGTGGAGAAAACCTTTGGTGTTCGCCCACAACTAGGCAGTTACTTCATGGCACGCACAGGGGAACTAACAACACCTGTCAGCCTTGACCGATACACTGAGTCACGACTTGGTAATCAGGTTAAGGGTTTTGAACTAGCAGTTATTAACAACATCTTCATACCAGCACCTGGGTTTATGTGTGGCACATGCTCCGTAAATTCATCATGCTATGCAGTGGGTGGCAAAGACTCACACCTCTATCCCGAAGTAAATATAGGAGAATAAAATGGCTAACGAATCAGCAGCAATTCAGATTAACTTCAAGACAAAGCGTGACGGCATGTTGATTAACCTTCGTGCTAACGATGGTTTTGAACTAGACACACTCATTGATGCATTGACACAGCGCCTTGCTGTACTCATTGACCTTGAGCAGACAACAGAAACAATGGCTTCACCTCAAGCACATGCACCAGCACAGGTTATTGCTGCTGCTTTCCCAGGTGCAACAGTTGTAGAAGCACCTAACTGGACAGCAGCACCAGCACCACAGGCTGCACCAGCAGGTTACTCACCATCACGACCAGTTCCTGAGTGCACATGCGGTGGCGGAGCGATGCGCCATGTACCAGCAGGTATTGCTAAGTCAACAGGTCGCCCATACAAGGCGTTCTATGCATGTCCTAAGCCACAAGGTCAGGCTTGCCAGAACAAGGTACCTGCATAACTCATGCGCCTACTCAGCCGTGCTATTAAGACAGAATCACGAGGGGGTGCAACACTTCCAACAGTGTGGCAATCCTTCGCTGCCAATCAAATAGCAGTCCGTTACGGCGAGGTAAGTATGATTGCTGGACCGCCAGGGGCAGGCAAGTCAACGCTTGCTCTGTCCTTGGCAGTCCGTGCAAAGGTACCTACCCTTTACATTTCTGCGGATACACACTCACACACGATGAGCCTACGCTTGCTTGCTTTATTAACTGGTAAGGCACAGCAAGAAGTAGAACCAATGATGGAAGTTGACAGAGACTGGGCAGCACAGATGCTCAAGCCTGCTGACCACATCTATTGGGAGTTTGATTCATCACCAACACTTAAGGATATTGAGGATGCAGTACTTGCTACTCGTGAACGCTTAGGCGCAGATGTGCAGTTGATTGTGTTAGACAACGCAGTAGATGTAAGTATGGATTCTCAAGACGAGTGGGGTGGATTGCGTACCTTGATGAAGGAACTTAAATGGTGGGCTAGAGAAACAGGAGCAGCCGTAGTTGTGTGTCACCACACTAGCGAAGGCGTGCCTGGTAATCCATGTCCACCACAGAAAGCACTTCACGGTAAGGTTGCACAGACTCCATCACTAATCCTCACAGTGCATAACCAGCAGTCAACAATGGGTGTGTGTGCAGTAAAGAATCGTTACGGACCCGCCGATGCAACTGGTGGCACGCCAGTCTGGTTATCGTATGAACCAGCAAGTATGCAGATATTAGATGTTGTGTCTTACGAAGCAACAAAACTATTTTAAGGAGATAAGATGGGCGAGTTATACATGGAGAAGTTAGACAGTCCTTGGACACTAACAGTAGTAGAGAACGCTGGCGAAATCCCAGCAAAAGAAATCAAAGACGACATCGTTGTCTCAACACAGCCATTGCTGACAGATATTAAGTCACAACTCATGGTTGTACCTCGTACACTTTCATATACAGTTGGGTGGAAAGCACTTGTTTGGCAGAATAAAGAAAGCGGTGCGTTCCTTGACCTCACCGAAGCAGAATTTGATGCGTATATCAATGGGGGAATCGTCACTTTCACCCGAGGCAGTAACAAAGATGTTAAAGAAGATGAAGGTACCAACGGAGATTCAGGAAGTAATACTCTCTGAGTTACCCAATGTTATTGAGCAGATAGATGAAGCAACTAAACAGATATACGACCCCAACACTATCTGGTTAGAGGCTATTCAGTTTGCAGATTATGTTGAGCAGTTAGGTAAGCATCTTGAAAACGCACATGGCGATGAGTGCATTGCAGATATTGCAGAACAGTTAATCAACATGGCTACATCATTTAAAGATATGGGCGAAGGCGCTCTTAAAGTTCTTGACGAGACAGAGGATACCAATGGCACACAGTTCTAATGAAACTTTATCTATCGGTTGGTGCGACAATGGCATGGTGGATGGTAAGTTTGCAGAAGGTTTGATGTACACCACCATCACTGCACCTACCCGTAAGTTGGGTGTGCATAATGCCATCCGAGTACAGGGTAATCAGATTGGCAGGCAGCGACAGGCGCTACTTGATATGTGGTATGACCATGTAAAGACTGACTGGTTACTATGGGTTGACTCAGACATTGTGCTTACTCTTGATGTGCTTGAGATGCTATGGAAAACAGCAGACAAAACATTACGACCAGTGGTATCGGGTGTGTACTTTATCTCCAAGCAGATGGAGTCATCACTCATGCAACCTATGCCTGCATTGTTTAATGAGACAGGTGATGAGTTTCAGATTAGATATGTTCACCCACTGCCAGCCAGTGAAGTGATTGAAGTGGACAACGCAGGGCTTGGGCTTACGCTGATGCACCGCAGTATTGTTCCTCACTTAAGACAGAAGTTTCCAGACCAGTCAATGTTTGCAGAGGTAGAAAATCTTGGAGAGAAGTTTGTTGGTGAGGACATCGTGTTCTTCCGCAAACTAAAAGCAGCAGGTGTCAAGGTACATGCACATACAGGTGCACGAGTCAAGCACATGAAGCGCTTTGCTTATGATGATTCTTACTACTCACTCTATTGGTCGGCAGCAGATGCACAACGCAGAGCAGAGGAGAAGGCTAATGACAACACCGCAAAAAAGTAACAAGCGTAGAGGTGCAGCCTATGAGATTGACCTTGCCGACTGGTTCATTGACGAGGAGTACGAAGCCCAACGCTTACCTCGTGCTGGTCGCAACGACATAGGTGATGTCTTTCTTAAGACAGTAAATGATGCGTATGTTATTGAAGCCAAGGCACCACGGCGTGATGGCAAAGTAGATTTGTCTGGATGGATTCGTGAGGCACAGGTAGAGGCAGAGAACTATCGCATTGCCAAGAAATTAAAGGTAGCACCTACGCCATTGGTTATCATCAAGGCTTCTAACAAAGGCATTGAGGAGTCCTATGTAGTACAAAGGCTCAGTGATGCTATTGCAAAACTCTAAGCATGACCTTGCCAAAGTACTAGAGCATTACGGATTTGATATACCCCAAGGTAAGCGTGGCTGGATAACAGTTCGTTGCGCCTTTCACGGAGACAGAGTAAAGTCTGCCCGTCTTAATACAGAAAACGGTGGGTTCAGATGCTTCGGCTGCGACATGGCTGGCGATGTGTACTCAATCATTATGAAGAAAGAAGGAGTGACTTTCAATGAGGCTAAGCAAATCGCAGAGAGAATTACTGGAGAGAGCAACGGAGAACTACGCTCAAAACATAGGGGAGATTCTTCCGTATCTGGAGAGTCGCGGTATAACAGAACCAACGGCTCGTATGTTTCGCCTCGGCTTCGTAAAGAATCCTGAGATTGGACACGAGCCATACCAGGGTAAGTTATCTATCCCATACCTAACGCCATCGGGTTGCATTGACATACGCTTTCGTGCCTTAAGTCAGGATGCAAGTGGTCCGAAGTACATGTCACGCCCAGGTGCTACGACTCACATCTTTAATATCAACGCACTCAATGATGATACAACATCGTTAGTTGTATGTGAAGGTGAGTTGGATACAGTCATTGCAACACAGGCTGGGTTCACTGCCATTGGATTACCTGGTGCTAACAACTGGAAATCTTTTTACTCCCGTGTGTTGGCTGACTGGGAGAAAGTAATCTTACTATGTGATGGTGACAACGCTGGTCGTGAGATGGCTAAGAATCTTAGTCGTGAACTAGACAATGTGTTTCCTGTCTTTATGCCCGAAGGTCAAGATGTTAATGATGTGTACCTTGCCGAAGGTGCAGAAGGATTACATAAACGAGCAGGCATCGGTGGTTAATCTATCCTCATTTGATTTAGACTTTGGTTATGGTAAGGGTGGCGAGAACTTAGTAGAAGAATTACTCACCAAAGGTAGGACAGTAGAAGTAAAGCGCGACCGCAAGTGGCACACGACTAACAACTTATATGTTGAGGTTGAGTGTTGGTACCAGAGGTCGCAGTCATGGGAGCCATCAGGTTTAATGGCAAGCGAGGCTGACTACTGGGCATTTGTATTGGAACATGGTGTCATCATGGTTCCGCGTTCTCATGTACACTATGCCTTAAGACATGGTGGTAGAGAAATTACTTGTGAGATTCCCCCGAACAGGAGCAAGGGCTATCTCATTACAGTTGATGATTTACTAGAGGCAACGAGGAAACTAAAGGATGACTGAGAAGGATGCACTATGGGAAATTGTTTATCGGTGTGCTCGTGCCTCCGCTACTAGATGTACTCGTATCCACCGCAACTTAGTCACCACTGATGATGTGTTCCAACACCTTAACCTATGGGCACTAGAACACTGGCATAAGATTGAGGAGTGGCAAGGACAAGACTCGCTCATCTTCAAACTTAAGCGCACCTTTAACAATGAGTCGCAGAAGTTTGCTGCCAAAGAGAGAGCGCATCGTGCTAAGTCTATGCCATCGGATGCTTTCTATTACACGCATGAGATACTGCAAGAGTTACTTAAAGATGTGTGGGCGTATGAGTCATGGACTGCATCATCTACACCACGAGATGAGTTCATCTCTACATCTAGTAAACCTAGCGAGGGTATGAATCGTGAGGCTATGCTATCTGATGTGGCGTTCGGTCTTAAGAAACTAAATGAGCAAGACCAGTTGCTGTTGAATCGTAGGTTCGCAGATGGTGGCATGGATATAGATGCACTAGCCCTTGAGTATTCGGTTAGTGATGAGGCTATCCGTAAGCGTGTGTCTCGTGCGCTTACTAAGTTACAAGAGAGACTCGGTGGTGAGCAACCACAGTGGAACAATCGTAGATACCGCAGACCAGATAAGGAAGAACAATGATAATCGGATTGAGTGGATACGCACAGTCAGGCAAAGATGCAACCGCAGAATTGTTATGTCTTAATTACGAATACAAACGGCGAGCATTTGCTGACCCGATGCGCCACGCGTTGCAGATTATTAACCCTAAGTTAGATAGCATCACTCGTGTATCTGATTTAGTAGATGACTATGGCTGGGATATAGCCAAGAAGAATCCAGAAGTTCGCCGTCTATTACAAGTACTTGGCACTGACTTTGGGCGCAAGATGATTGGCGATGATGTGTGGATTAAGATGTCACTGTCTGACTTAAGACAGGATGACCGTGTTGTTGTTAGTGATGTGCGATTTCCTAATGAGGCAGAAGCAATCAAGAAGTTAGGCGGTACTGTATTGCGTATCAACCGCAAGAATCACAGCGCTGTTAATGGACATCCATCTGAACATGCAATGGATAACTACATGTTTAATCATGTTATCTATAACGATGGAACTCTTGATGACTTAAGTGATGAAGTATTTATGTTGGCTAAACAGTTGGGTCTTAATACATAGAGAAACCCACCAGAGACAGGAGAGAATCTGATGGGTTTTTCTATGTTCACCAACCTCCACGCTTCCCCTTCGTAGGGGCTGGTGAACCTTGGAACTATATCACGGGTTCTGCTTAGGCTCATTGACCATGATGTTGTGTTGCTTGCGGATAGCAAACCGTTCAAAGGGTGTCGTTGCACCCCATACGCCATACCTTTCCATGGCTACGCCCCACTCAAGGCACGCCTCCATAACGGGGCAGTCAATACAGATACGCTTGAGTAACTCAGCCTCACCTGCCTCAAACTTATCTTGTTGTGGATAGAAGAACTCCGTATCTATACCAGCACACGATGCACCCTTCCACATCTTGGGGTCATACTTCAACTGATAACTGACATTATCTGAACCTTTGTATCGTGGTGAACTCTGACTTAATACACGAAAGAATTTAATCTTAAACATTAGTACCACCCCATCGCAAGATGGTGAGCATAAGCCTTGCAGATTGCACCCTTGCCATAGTGTCTATCTATGTACTTGAGTCCAGCATCTACTTGCTTGTATCCATCTTGCGTGGGGATGGTCTTGATGTTGCGCCATGTGCTTGGCTTTAGTTGTGCGATACCCATTGCTCCACCATTTCGGTTGAGTGCACTAGGTCGCCAGTTGGATTCTTTAATCCACAATTCATAGAGGCAGGGGTATTGCTCTAGTTGATTGCGTTCTATTAGTTTGTCCAATGCGTAGCGTTGGTAATCGTTCTGATAGTAAGCGATTACTTTGCCATAGGGTGGTGTAGTAAATCGTGATGCTGGTTTAAGACATAAGATAAGTCCTAAGATAATTGCTGTTGCTATCCACAGTCGGGCATGTGGGTGAATCTGTCTTAAGTCATTACGCATTACTGTCCAACTTTCTCTCGGCTTCGGCATGCAAGAAACTATCTATTGCTTTTTCTTCCATCTCTTTCTGCTTATCTGTGCAGTAATCGCACTTCTCATACATGTAGTTCATTACCTTGGGGTTGGTCACTACTGTGCCACAACCTAAGCATTGCATGAGGATAGTCATGGCATCTCCTTCTTGGTGTGTGCCTCCAATGAATCAAGGAAATATCCCACACTCATGGTTCCTTCTTCGTCAATCCTATCTGCCCAATGTGGTGCCTCAATCCACCTGCCCTCAAGGTCAAGCCATTGAATCTCAAAGCCATCGTGGTCATCCCAATGTAGGATAACTCGTATCTCTTTGCCATCATAGGTAAGGTTCATGTCCTTGTCGTATGCAGTTTGTGTCTTAAGTAATGCTCCGACTTCTATTCCTTTTAGTTCTACTTCATGTATTGCCATGTTACTTATCTCCTGTCTGTAGTTTGTTTTCGTACTGTTCCATTATTGCATGCCAGTAATCAAAATCTTTATCATTTGTGCTGGCGTTTCGTTGCTCTCTTGCTCGCTTAGCAAGGGTGCGTGTGGCTTTCATCTCTAGTGAGTTCATGTCTTAAGTCCTAACCGAATATCACATCGCCGATTACAGCCACCTGTAATACAGCATCACCGCAGATTGCATCGTAGTTATCAAAGTCAAACAAGTCCATATAAACTTTCTTGTTTGCAATAGGTAGTGCTAGTGCGATGTCGTCAATGGTGATTATCTTCTCAACATTTTCGTACTTATCGTTGTGACATACAAGGCGCACCTTGCTGGTTGGGTCATCCCAATCACCGCTGATGTACTCGTACTCCTGCCAGTGGTCACCGAAAGATTCCCACGCTGACCCCATTACTGCTGACCATAGTTCCTTGCGGTCTAACTCCACGGGTATAACGATGGTGCCTTGTCCGTTGACATCTACATGTCCTGTTGTGTTGCTCATTAGTTGTGCTCCCATCGTAGTAATGTGCATGTCCAACCTTCGCTTGCCTGATGGCATTTGCCATACACGCGGTGGTGTGTGGTGTAGAACTGAATTGCTAATGTAAGGGCGATAAGTATTAAGACAGAACGCACTCGCTTGCCTCGCTTGTTAAGTCTCATCGCTTGTACTCCTTCGCATGTGAGCATTGGTCAAGAGGGATAAGGCAGTCACCGCAGAGTGTGCCTTGATGTACCTCGCAGTAGTACCATGTGTCGTCTGTCTGTGCCCCACAATTTGAGGCGTGGCAGATGAGTGGCTTAGTCATTATGCCACCGACTTTAGTTCTGTCTTAATACCTGACTCCATGCCTGCCTTGATTGCATTGACCACGGCGAGGACTGTCTCCAGTTTCCAGTTCTTGTATGTCTCGCGGTATCCGAAGTCGTCAATGTAGGAATTGAATCGCTCTTGCCCTGTGAGTTGGGCGATGAGGCTGTTGAGTTCCTTAACGGCTGGCTGATACTGCTCGCGTACCACCTTACGGCGGAGGTGTGCCTGATGTTTTTGGTCGCGGGTATCTATCCAACCTTTGACCTTGTATATTGTCTTAATACATGAAACGAACTCGCCACGAATATGTGAAAGGCTAACCCATTGCTCATCGCCGTTGTTTCTGCGAACCAATACATCGCGGGTGTGATACTTGCGGTCGTATTCTGTCTTAAGTTGTGTCTCTATAATGATTACCTTGTGGCGCGTGTATTCCCTTGCCACGCGGGTTAAGTTTACATAATTGTCTGGGCGGTAGCCGTTGTTGTAACCATCGTTCCAGTCGTTGTTCTTGGCAAGGAAGTACGCCTTACCGATTATTAGTTCTGCTCTTTTCACTTGCTTCTCCTGTTCTTAGTAGATAGCGGTCGCTATCTGTGCCCTAATGGTGCCTCGCTCACCTCGTGCTCGTCAAGCATTTAGGGCTGTGATGTTAGTCACATTTTTATTTCTGTCTTAAGACTCAACTTTCTCAATCTTAATCACCTGTTTGAAACTCTCCGCGATGGTGCGGAATCTTTCAAATTCAATCTCGTCTAGTGTGTTGTTAGAGATGTATCCACTAGACCCGTAAAGGTTAAAGTTAATCTTCATGCTGTCACCTCCTCTGTCTTAAGTCCGATTAGTCTTTATCTATAAAGTGGCGGGCGATTCGGTCAAAGGTATCCGACCCCCAGTTAAGGAGCAGTTGAGAGATTAGGAGCGCCCCGACCTCGTGCCCTGCCTTGCGTTCGCGTTCTGCAACCTCTGAGATGTATGTCTCCCATTTGTCGCGCATTATTTCTGATACCTGAACCATGTCGCCACTTGAGGCAATCTCCATCGCTTCATCGTATGCCTTGCGTTCGTTATCAACTACGAGGAGGTAGTCCTCCACGAATTGGTCTTGTGCTGGTGTTGTCATGTCTTAAGCCCCAATCTTGGCGATACGATTCGCGCAGTCGTAGCAATAGGTTTCGGTAGGTACTCCAAGGAGGAACGCATCCACTCCGCTATACACTAACTCTGTGCTGTTGCAGTTTTCTGTCTTACATGTCATCTTTTTATCTCCTGTCTTAATACACAAGGAGAACGATTCCCCTTGTGGTCTTGCTTGGTGTAACCATCTCATGCGGGGATTGAGCCTGTCAATCATTTCCCATGTGATGTTGGTCACATCGTGCCCCCGTAGGTCGTGAACCTGTGCCGACTTATCGGGCGGGGGCTTTTGTGTCTTAAGCCTCGGTGAATTGTGTCTCACATGGCATGCACATCACACCGCTCTCAATCACTGAGCGACTTAGGCGGATTACATTTCCGCAATCGGTGCACTCGGCTTTAATGAGGTTGGTATTGCGACCCTTAGGCTTGGCAGATTCTCCGCCAAGGGCTGTGAGGTCATAGGCGGTTGCAACAATTTTGAGCGCCTTAGCCCATCGCTTAGCGCCAAAATCGGTGAGGCTTGTGGATGAGTAACCTTTCTTGGTTTTCTCGGTCTTAAGACCTAACGCCTCGGCTTGTGTCTTAAATTTGGCGTTGTGATATTGGTTGGATGAGCAATCTTCAATCCCGTTTTTATGATTGAGAGAGTGAGCGACCTCGTGCAACAAGGTTGAGAATAAATCCTCGGCGCTTGTGAAAGTCTCAAGATTGAAAGCAATCTCGTTGAAAACCTCATCCTCGGTGCGCCAAGGGGTGTAAGGGGTGAAATGTCCTCGGCGACCTTTCAAATCGCGGGTGACTAGGAGAGTCGCACGGGGTGCGCCTGTTTCTGCCTTGATGATTTCGTGCGCTTGTTCTAGTGCACGGGTCAAGGTTGAGAGTGCCTCCGCCTTGCTTGCCTTGCCTGTCTTGGTTGCTGTTGCTGTTGTCATGATGTCTTTCTCCTGTCGTAAGTCACGGTCGGACTCACTAGGAGATTTCTACAACCTCACGCCAAGCGCTGTCAACGGACAAATTGGACATTTGAAAATTATTTTTGTGAGTTGCATCACATCCCGCATGTGTGCGCTTGTCTCAATATGTGAGACACGCAAGCAAGCAAGGCAAGCGATGCGATGCGCCCCCCGCGATGCAAGGAGGAGGGGTGAGAGTTGTCGCCCTTGCAAGGTCTAGCCCTCTCCTTGCCTAGTTCTTAAGACACAAGCAAGCCGAGCAAGCCGAGAGTGTGCATCTTGATGAGACTTTGCAGGGGTCAGCGACCCCAGGGTTTTAAATATGCGTGTGTATGTGTATATGTGTCTCTACCCGTATAAGTTTGATAATCCTGGGGAAGTGGGTGCTGAGCAGCACTTATAGACAGTGGCATAAGTAACAAAAAATATATTCAAAAAAGATGTCCAATAGTGTCCTTCTGGACACCTAATAGTATAGTGAGGGGCAACGCTATATTCGCCCCTCCGCTAGTGCTAAGGCAACCGTCTAGGTTGCCCCCTATAGTATGCCCTAACCTTCGCCTTCGCCTTGGGGCTACGGCTTCGGTTAGAAAGGATACTGCAGCGCTCTATATTTTGTCGCGCTGCTTACTACGCCTATGGAAAGAAAAAGAACTACTGCTGCATCCCATAAGTCGGATGCCATCAAAAAGCAGATTATAGAATTTTTAATGGAAGGCATGTCAGTCCAGAAGGCTATGGACTCAGTTGGTCGGTCGGTCAAGAGTTACGAATACTACCGTAAGACAGACCCTGACTTTGCCACCCAAATAGACAAAGTTCGGTCTATGACCTCAAGAGGTGAACTACAGACAGGTACAATACCTCTGCCTCCGTTCCCAGAGTTTTCCCACAAGTATTTAGGTGTGGATGTTTTTCCACATCAAAAGCACTGGATTGATTTGCTGGAGGGTACACCCCCCTCCGAGATACACCCTAGCATTATCTATGAACCTGGTGACCCTGACTTACTGATTGTCAATACGCCACCAGAACACGCCAAGTCAACGACTATCACAGTCAACTATGCCGTGTACCAGATTTGCCAAAACCCTAACATCAGAATCCTGATTGTGTCCAAGACACAGGCTATGGCGCAAAAGTTCCTGCTCTCCATTAAGAACAGACTCACCCATCCTCGTTATCAGGATTTACACCTCGCCTTTGGACCTCCAGGCGGATTTGAAAAGAATTCTGATTCATGGAAGCAGGACTTAATTTACCTATCGTCAGAGGCTCGTAACTCTGGTGAGAAGGACCCAACGGTGCAAGCCATTGGTATTCGTGGACATATCTACGGTGCCCGTGCTGACCTTATCATCATGGATGACTGTGTTGACCATACCAACGCCCATGAGTATGAAAAGCAGATTGATTGGATTCAATCAGAAGTTATGTCTCGTATTGACTACGATGGCGGAAAACTTCTTGTGGTTGGAACCCGTCTACGCCCTAAAGACTTGTACTCTGAATTGCGCGACCCTATGCGCTACCCAGATGAGACTTCACCATGGACTTACTTTGCCCAACCCGCTGTTTTAGAATTTAAAGACGACCCTGCTGACTGGTCAACCCTTTGGGCTAAAACCAATATGCCTCCAGTTTCAGGTAAGGGTATTCCAGATGCGGATGGACTCTATACCAAATGGGATGGACACGCCCTCAATAAAAAGAGAAGCCGTATGTCTCCTAATCTTTGGGCAATGGTTTACCAACAGCAACAAGTGCATGAAGATGCTGCCTTCCCAGGAGATGCTGTCAAAGGCGTTATCAATGGTGCCCGCAATATCGGAGTTATACCCAAGGGCAAGGCTGGTAACCGCCATGATGGTATGGATGGTTTGATTGTTGTAGCAGGACTTGACCCAGCCATGGCAGGTTATACCTCTGCCGTTTGTTTGGGTATTGATATTGCTAATCAAAAAAGATATTTGCTTGATGTATCCAATGTTGCTGGCATGAAGCCAGATGCAATTAGAGAACTGATTAAGAGTTGGACAGACAAGTATACGATTTCTGAGTGGCGCGTAGAAAAAAATGCATTTCAGGCGATGCTTACCCAGGACCGTGAGGTACGGGAATACCTATCAGCAAGGGGTGCCACACTCAAAGAACACCATACTGGAAACAATAAATGGGATACCGACTTCGGTGTGGCATCTCTTACTACATTGTTCCATGGTTATGAGGATGGCTCTAACTTGATTGAATTCCCATCCACTCACATGTCAGAAGGATTGAAGGCTCTTATTGAGCAACTGGTTACTTGGTACCCAGATGCACCACGAAGCCAAAAGACAGACTGCGTTATGGCTTTTTGGTTTGCAGAACTTGCAGCCAGAGACAGAATTGCTAACGCAAACTATTTTGCACGAACTCATGCACAACAGAGCATGTTCCATACTAGGTACGATAAGTCACGACAGGTAACTGTTAACTTGTCCGACTATTCATACAACTAAGAACGGAGGTGGATATGCCGCTTTCCATAGATGAAGTTAAGAATACCTACGACCGTTATCGCAAAATGTTTGACGACCGCGACCAACGCATGGGTCAGGTATTACAGGTTCGCCAAGGAAAGATGCGCGATGTCTACCCAGACCTTTTCCCCGATGGTCCTTTTGAGAACCCTATCGTGGCAAATATGGTGGATATTGCTGCCCGTGACCTAGCAGAAGTTATTGCACCTCTGCCATCTTTCTCTTGCACATCTACATCAATGGTGTCAGATGTTGCTCGCAAGAAGGCTGACAAGCGTGGAGACATTGTTAACGGAATTGTTAACTTCTCCGACCTACAGTCACAGATGTTTACCGCAGCAGACCGCTATGTAACCTATGGATTTGTTCCAGCACAAGTTGAAGTTGATTCTGATGAGAAGATGCCTCGTATTAAGTTCCTAGATTCTATTGGTTCTTATCCAGTTATTGACCGATATGGTCGTGTAACAATGTTTTTCCAGCGTATGCTTAAGCCAACAGAAGAATTGATGGCTCGCTACCCTGAGATTGCTCACCTCATTTACGATAAGAATACTGCTTCATCCATGTCTGAGATTGTTCGTTTCCACGACAAAGACCAAGACATCCTCTTTATGCCTAATAGAAGCAACCTTGTTCTTGAGCGTGCTCAAAATTTAATAGGCGAAGTAATGATTCGTGTTGTCCAGCGACCATCACTTGATGACCAGTCTCGCGGTCAGTTTGATGATGTTCTAGCAATCCAAGTAGCAAAGGCACGCTATGCGCTTCTTGCACTTGAGGCTGCGACAAAATCCGTTCAGGCACCGATTGCAGTGCCTCAGGATAGTAATGAGTTAGCCTTTGGACCAGATGCTATTATGCGTTCCTCTGCCCCTGACAAGATTCGTAGAGTACCGCTTGACCTACCTGCTAATGTGTTCGCACAGTCACAAATTCTTGAAAGCGAACTCCGTTTAGGAAGTCGTTTTCCAGAGGTTCGTACTGGTAATTCGGATGCATCTATCGTCACAGGACAGGGTGTTAAGGCTCTTATGGGTGGATTTGATACCCAGATTAAGACCGCACACTCCATGTTTGCCCGTGGATTTACAGAATTACTTGCTCTTGCACTCAAAGTTGATGAAAAAATCTTTGGTTCACAGGAGAAAGAACTCAAAGGTATCTACAACGGTACCCCGTATGACCTTAAATACAAGCCAAGTCGTGATATTGATGGCGACTACACCGTAGATGTTCAATACGGACTCATGGCTGGACTGGACCCTAACCGTGCACTCGTGTTTGGACTACAAGCACGCGGTGATAAGTTAATTTCTCGTGACTTCCTACGGCGACAGATGCCTTTTTCCTTCAATGCAACTCAAGAAGAACAAAAGGTTGAGACAGAAGAACTCCGTGATGCTATGAAACAGGCTATTGCCTCATACGCACAAGCAATTCCAGCCCTTGCTAGCCAAGGACAGGACCCATCCGACATCTTACGCAAACTTTCTATGGTAATTAGTGAACGCCAAAAGGGAACTGCAATAGAGGCAGCAATTCAGAAGGCGTTTACCCCCGAAGTTCCCGCCCCTGGACCAAATGCCCCTGCGACAGTAAGTCCTCCAGGCATGCCAGGTGAGGCTGCTCCAGGTGGCGCGGGAAGTTTACCTATGGGCTTGTCAGAAACAGGTCGCATGCAGGGTGTAGCCCCAGGGCAAATAGCACCAGGCGGTCGCCCAGATGTTCAATCTTTGCTCGCATCACTTAACTCAAGAGGTGAGCCGTCTCTACAATCATCAGTCGCTAGACGACTACCTATCTAGGGAAGGAGGGTAAACCAACATGGCATTTGGAAATCCAATGAAGCCAAAGAACCAACCTGGTAAGGCTAAGAAGCCTGCTAATCAGGGTTCCGCAGGTAAGGTAAATGTACAAGCACCACGAACAGGTGGCGTACCAAAGGCATCAAAGCCTGGCGCAACAATCACAATGTTCTCAAAGCAACCATCAGGTACACGCGGTACAAAGTAAGTTTCGCGCAGTTGCCACCGTACAGCAACTATAAATAAGTGGCGAATCCTCCTGAGTATGAGCAAAACTACTCACCAACATTAACGCTCTTATAGCGAAGGATATAAAATGGCAAAAACAGCATCAAGTAATTTCACAGTATCCGCCACTGGCGGTGCAGGGTCAGCAGGACAACCAGCGCAATACATGGCTGGTGGAGCCTATGGCGAAGGACAAGAGAACATGGAACTACAAACAGCAGCCAAAATGAATAAATCTGGTGTTGATATTCCTGTTACTCGTGGCAGTATGCCAATGTCTATGCGTGAAGATGTTATTCCACTTGATGCCAAAACTCGTAGACCAGATGAACCAGTATCTACTGGTGCAGCACTTGGTGCTGGCGCTGGTCCAGAAGCATTGCAATCATCTATGATGCTTGCTGCTCAGAACAACGAAGATATTGCTAAGTTGGCTGCACTCCTTCCTATCTATCAGCAAATTGCAGAATCACCTACTGCATCTAATGCCACACGAAACTATGTGCGCTGGATGCAATCACAAGTTACACAAGCGGGAACCGAACAAGGATGACTTGGACCGACTCCTTAGGCAAAATGGCTAAAGGCATTGCCGATTTCACTGGTGTATCAGGACTTATGCACGATGTTTCTACATCACTTTCAGATAGCGACCCATGGTATGTTGATGGTCTTAATGTAGTTAAAGATGTAGCCAAAATTGGTACCACTCCAGTGCGTGGTGCTGTTAAAGGTTTATTTTATGTAGGAGAAAAGTCCTACGAAGCAGGTGGTTGGGCACGCCGTAACATTGAACAAGGCATCCTTGATACTCCGTTTATGTACAACAAGTACAAGAACGAAGGCGAATCATACGACTCTTATCGCCAGCGTGTGGCTGAGAACAAAGAAAAAATTTCTCTTGGTCAGGCTGCACTTTCTGTCTTAAGTCCTGGAAAAAACTCAGGAGATAAGAACGGTTGGTTTGCTGACTGGACTGATAACAACTTACGCTTCATGTCATCGGGCTTTGATATATTCAACCCAGATGACCGTCAGGCTGCGTTTAAAGACCAGGCTTTAGGTAAGTTTATTTCAGGTGCAGAAGATTTAACTGCAACTATTTTTATTGACCCATTGACTGTTACTGGTTTCTTAGGTAAGGGTGCAGTCATCGCAAGCAAGGGTCTGCGCTATGAGAATATCAACGGCAAGTTGTCTCGCGCTGTCTTTGGTAAGTTTGCTGCAAGTAATGAAACAATGGCTCGTGACCTTAACCAAGGTCTTGAGTACATCACATCAGAAGGAGCAAAGGGTTCAGCCCGTGCTGCAGAAGATATTAAGTTCCTTGCAGATGCAGATGCTGCTAGTCAGGCTGGATACTGGGCTAAAAAGAAAGTAACTAATCCAGATGCTATGGCATACCTCTTTGGTCGTGCCAATACTCCAGAAGAAGTTGTAGCCACATTTAAGGCTGTGCTTGGGCAAGATGCTAAGGCTATGTCTGAGATTGCAACTAAAGACCCAGAGGCTGCTCTTGTTCTTGATGCACTTAGCCAACAGTCTCACGCACATCTTGAAATGCTTAACGGCAAACTTGATGGAGATATTCTTGTATCGCCAACATACGCAGAGTCTATGACAGCCTATGTTAAGAATCTTGCTGAAACAGATACACGCTATCGCAATGCGCTTGACCAGGTTTCTACAGGTGGAACAGAATTTCGTTATGGTTTTGAACGAGGACTTTCTAAGGGTGCCTCAATCAAGGCTGGCAAGAAAGAGGCTGCCCGTACATTTGGTGAAGGTGAATCTTTTATTATTCAAAAGACAAGCCTGCACCCAGCGATTAAGGTAATCAATTACTTTAAAGAAGAACGCCCAAGTGGTGTATTTAATGTCAATGATGGTAACTCATACCGCGAGTTTAATGTATTTCTTCGTGAAGCCAATGACCTTTCTAAAGGTACATTTGGTGAAGATGCCAAGATTTTTGCAGACAAGTATCTTAACGCTGCAACAGAAGGTGAACGCCTTGATGTAATTTCTAGGGCAGAAGCAAAGGCTATTGAGCATTTGTTCCCTGGTTACACTGATGATGAACTTAGAAAAATCTATCAGATTTATGATGCACGCCGTGCTACCGCTATTGACAAGATGAAGAATCAGGGATACCTGTCTTACTTTGACGGCGACCAACTACAGCATGCTATAAGCCTTCCAGTTCTTCGTTCTGAATCTGCTAACACAGTTGTCATTGCTGACCTTCGCAAGTTGAAGTACGGTATTGATGCACATAGCAAGGTTCTTCCAAGCCTTCTTTCAGGTATTGATGTTGAGGCTGGTGCAATTCGTGGAGCCAAGGGTGCTGCTGTGCTTGATACAGTAAACGACATCTTCAAGACTTCCGTACTTATGCGCCTTGGTTATACAGTTCGTAACCTTACAGAAGCGCAACTATCTATGTTGGCTAAAGGTTTTGCTATGCCAGCAATCGTTGCCTCTGGTGGTAAAGAAGCCCTTGGTCGTTTTCTTACAAACCGCAAGGTTGGATTCTCACGCCTCGCTGACCATGTAAATGTTACTCTTGGTCGCGCAGATGACATTAAGGTATTGCAATCTGAGTTTGCCCACGAAGCAGACAAGTTGCGTTCTATTGACCAGTCACGCCAACAGTTGGCTAAGGCTGTATCAGAGCGTATTGCTGAGATTGAAAATGCTACAAAGGTTGGCAAGACAGTTCGTGGTCTTGAGGCTGAACTTGGTGCAGCAGGTGCTGGTCCAGGAGAAGCGTTACCGCTAGCGTTTGAAACAGAACTTGCAACCCTTCGTGGAGTTCTTGCTGATTTAGAATCTGTAACTTTATACCACGGGTCTACTGGACCTATGGCACTTGATTCAACTAAAGCACTTGCTACATCTGCATCACCTGGGATTGCTCGCCGTTATGCAGAAGGTGGAACTATCCACTCAACTGAACAGTACATCCCAACACCTACTGGTCGCCCTGGTCGTTTAGGCAAAGGTGCTACAACCGAAAAGCGTGCTGATGTTCTTAACGAAGCAACTCTCAAACTCCAGTCAGATATGATTGATGCTGTTAACGCTGGTCGCAAAGTTGAGATTAAAGATTCTATGGGCAAGTGGCGTGAAGTCAAGAGCATTGATTACAAGACACTTGTGCTTGCTCTTGAGACTGATGAAGTTGAAACAGTTTTGTTTAAGAATTGGTCTAACCGCCCAGTGTTCCGAGTGAACGCTACAGCAGGTAAAGTTGAACCTTACCGTGTATATGGCAAACCTTTATACATGACTAAGTGGGCAGATATTCCTGTTGAACTTCGTGAGTCTGCTTTTCCAGGTGGACAATCCGAGTGGCGCAACTGGATTAAGTCAAAAGGCTGGAGCAATCCAAATGACCCAGTACTTACCCACATGCGTGAAAATGGTTATGGTCGCGCTGTAGTTCTTGATGACCGCAAGGCTGGCGGTGTGTCACACATTGCATTGCCTGAGGCTGTTGGGGCAGATGGTCGTACTGCAGAAGTTGACCGTTATCTTAAGGCTAAGATGGCAGAGCCAATTCCAGTTGTCACAGAAGAACCTAAATTTGCAACTCGCGGTGACCGCCGTTTGGCTCGCCGTGCTCAATTAAAGCGTGACCGTTCAAATAGAAATGACCTTGCTGTATCTCCTTATTATACTAAGGACAATGTACAAGCAATGATTAACAATGGCGTTGAAGATGCTGCTGAAAATCTTGCTCGTATGTATGCAACAGCACATGCTCATCTTGATGACATGGCTACACGCATTGGCTCTCGTGTTGATATTGCTGAATCAAATGCTGTTAAACAACGCCTTGGCTACGGTACAACAACGATTGATGCCAATGGTCACTCATACGAATTGCCTAAGGTATTTGAAAATGCTTCATGGTTCCTTGGTCGTACATCTGCAGAGCAAACATGGAACGCCATGGTTGCTTCACAAGAGATGGCATTTAGCACAGGCATTGGTTCTCGTACAGTTCGTCTAATACAACCTAATGACCCACAGTATTTCCAAGGTTGGGCTAACATCCTTAACATGCATTTTCGCAACCCTGAGTCTGGAGTAATGGACCCAGTAGTTGAGCAAATTCTAAAAGGTGGCACTGACGAATCATTGCTTCGCTGGTTTAAGACACATGAAGGCAGCCTTTACGCCAACAACACTTACACTCGCGTAGGCGAAGGTTACGGTTTTACAAAGATTAAGGGCGGAGAACTTGACGAGCATTTGCTTGACAAGATTCAGACTACTCGTGGCGCTGTGCGTGCATACATCCCAGATGCAGAGACTGCTGAAATGCTTATGACAATGAAGGCTAGTGGCAAACCGCTTACAGGTGGAGATGTTCAGAAGTTTCTTGTTGACCGCTTTGGTAAAAACCCAGAAGGTTTGACACCACTCAATGGATTACTTGTTACCACTTCAAAAGAGTACAAGGACCAAGAGCGCCTTATTGACACCATTAACCGCCGTGTTATGCGATTCCTTGGCTCAATGCCAGAAGATATTTTTGCTCGTCATCCACTGGTCAATGCGGTGTATGAGGACAGGCTTCGCAAGAACATTGCTGCTATGTCAGAATTTGCTGGCAAAGAAGGTTTAACTGTTGATGAGACTAACCGTGCAGTTAAGGCTGCTCGTGAATTTGCTCGTCAAGAAGTAGAACGCACACTCTTTACAATCGTTCGCCGTACAGGTGCATCATCTTCACAAACAATGAAATTGTTGTTTCCGTTCTATGCAGCATTTGAAAACACAGCAAAGCGCTGGTCTGGCATGATTGCCGAGGAACCAGCCATTGTTGCTACAGCAGCGCGTACAGTGGCTCAGGTTGTACATGGTCAAATGGTTGTAGACCAAGATGGTAACCAAATTACTGATGCTACAAAGGTTGACCGCACAAGTAATCTTGTTGTCAAGGTGCCACAAGGTTTTATTGATTCCCTGCCTAAATCATGGCGCGGTGTTGTTGAAGATTCTTTTAAAACAATCAACATCCCATTGTCAAGCCTTGATGTAATTACTCAGGGTAACGCAGGTAACCCAGGGTTTGGTCCATTTGCTGTATTGCCAGCATATTTAATTCTTAAGCAACAACCTTCTTTGGAAGATGCCCTTAAAAGTTTCTTCCCAGCGGGTATGCCAAACAATGCAACAGATTTGTTTACGCCGTCAGCCTTGCGCCGATTATCTACAGTATGGCGTAAAGATGAACTTTATGTTCGCACTTTTAATCAGATGCTTAACTACGAAACATACCGATATAACAAGGGCGAACGAACAGATGCTCCTACGGTTGACGAAGTTACATCACGAACAAACAAGTTTTATTTTCTTCGTGCATTAACAAGCATTTCTGCTCCATTTGCTATCACGCCTACCCTAGATTTTTACCAGCAACAATTTCGTCAGATGCAAGTTAAGTATGCTAACTATCAAGAGCCAGACCCAAAGACTGGCGAGATGAAACGCGTATTTGGTAAGGCAGAGTCTGAATTTCTCCGCATGTATCCTGATTACTTTGAGGCAACAGTTAGCCTTTCAAAGAACGAAGGCGGGTTAGAGGCAAGCATTGGTACTGTCCAGAACCTTAAGAAATTTAATAACCTTATGGCTCAGGCTACATCTAGCAGTGTTCCAGAACTTATGGGATTTCTTGCAGATGATGGTGATGGTAAGTACACATTTAGCCAGGCTGCATATAAGTGGCAATATAGCCATGGTTCAGCCCCAGGCGCAGGTTCTAACTACCGTCAGAGTCGCACCCCTGGAGAACTCCAGATTGAAGCCAATGTTAAAAAGGGTTGGACTCAGTATCAAAGCCTTATGAATCAAATCAATTCTTACAAGATTCAAAACGGTATTGAAACTGACAATGACCCACGCATGAACCAGGTTCAAGCAGCAAAGGGAGTATGGCTACAGCAGATGGCTAAGGATAACCTTGATTGGTATTCAGAGTACGCATCTCCTGACCGCGCTAAATATGCACGCCGTACCGAAGTTCTTGAATCAGCACTTGCAGATAAAAAATGGATGGCTCAAAACGGTAACCGCACAGTTGTTAAAAACATGGCGCTTTATCTTGATGCTCGTAAGCAAATGCAGGCTATACTTGAGGAACGCAAAGCAGCAGGCGGTTCCCGCAGCATGACTGCTAATTCAAACTCAGACCTTGTTTGGGTGCTAGATAAGTATAAGACACAACTAATTGTTGGTTCCCCAGAGACTGAGAGTTTCCTCAATCGTTACTTTGCAAATGATACGGTGGTAATTTAATGACAACTAAGCCTAAAGTGACAAGTAGTAGCACAGCCAACAACTCAAGCGTTGTTGACCTTAAAGCCTTAATAGGTATGGCACCATCGGTAACAGGTGGAACCGCTGCTGTATACACAAAGCAAGAGGGCGATGCTGATGTTCAAAATGTATTTCAACAGTTACTAGGTCGTTCTGCTGCTGGTAATGATTATGCCAAAGCATTAGGTATTGCCATGAAGCAAAGTTCAGATACAAGTTCTGCTGGTCGTCAACAGGCTATTGCAAATTTTGTACAGAATCTTCCAGAATATCAGGCTCGTGAAGATAACAAATACTTAGATGCCATGTATAACGCAGTGGCTGCCGATGTAAGAAAGGTTCGTCAATAATGGCATTAGCAAAATATAACGACAAGAACCTTCCTGCAGGCAAAGATGCTGCATTATCTTTCTATGAGTATGCACGCAAGGCTGCCAAGGAACATGGCGCTGCAAGTACAATCAGCACTTATGATAAGTCTGCATCTAATAAGTCTTATGTTCTTCAATACTTTGATACATGGGGAGAAGTCCTTGCTGCTGCACGCTCAAATGCTGTAGCAGAAAAAGTTACTGACAAAGAAATTAAGGCTGTTGACTACAAGGTGCAGAACCCTGAGGAATACGCCAAGAAGCAAAAAGCAGCGGAAGCCAAAAAAAAGGCAGATGAAGATGCTGCTAAGAAAGCAGCAGAAGCAAAGGCTGCAGAAGAAAAGGCTAACCGTAAATCTAACGACCCAAAATTTATTGACTGGATTAAGACACAATATCACAACCCTGAGGATGAGATTTCTAACCTCAATAAACTTACATTAAAATATGTAGTTCCATCAGGTATTAAGACATGGGGCGATTGGTACAAGTACGCTGGTCTTGAGACACCACCCGTTAAGGCAGCAGAAAAACCTGCTGAACCTAAGGCTAAGACTGAATACGAACTTAACCTTGAGCGTATGGCTGGTGCATACAATGCAGACCGTACTACGCCAGACCAAAAGGCTGCAGCCGATGACCGTTCTCGTGCTATGTCAATGGATTATTTTATTAAAATTCTTAATAAAGAAAAACCAGGTTCAACTGCATATAACAATGCACTTGCTGGTTTAAAGAAAGTAAGTGCAGAATCTGCTGCTGCTTTTGAACAAAAGAATAAAGCACAGAGCGCTGTTAAAAGCGAAGAAAACGCATCCAAGCGCCAAAAACTTGTTGATGCTTTACAGCGTGCTAAAGACTACGGAACACCTGACCAACGCAAAAAAGCGCAAGATGCTCTTAATAATTTTGATGGTGCTAACCCAACGGTTGCACCTGCTGCTGGAAAAGATAATGCACCAGAAGTTCGTTATGGACCCAATGGTGAAAGTCTAGTTCCTGGCACATCTGCCTACGAAAAAGGAACAACAATCAAGCCAAGTGGTTCTTCTACTACTGGTGGTAACACAGGTAGAACAACAGGTGGTAATACTGGTGGTGCTACTGGAGGAAATACAGGTGGCAGCACAAGTTCAGGTGGAGTGCAAACACCTCCAGCCATGGGTGCTGGTTCAGACCCTAAAGGTATTTGGATTTCTGCACTTAAACAAACATTTGCAACTGGCATTGATGACCCTAAACAAAAGAAACAAATTGATGATTTGATTGCTACGGCTAAAACACAAAAGTGGAACGAAGCCACTTTTATGGAAGCCATAAAAAACACTGCTTGGTGGCAACAAACTTTTCCTACCCTTCGTCAATTTTTTATTGACTCACACGACCCACGCAATGCTGCAACATTTGCACAATCAATGCTTAATAAGATTGATACTATCCAAGCAAAGATGGATTTGCTTGGTATTAAAGTAAATGACATTGACCCAGTAACTGGCAAAGTAGTTAACAATACAGAAATTATTAAAGGTATTGCTGCCCAGGCTATGCAAAATGGCTGGGATGATAACCAACTTTCACAGCACCTTGCTACTAAGTCAGAGATTATCTTTACTGGTGGCGGAACCCTTGGTTCTTATGTTGACCAAATTAAACGACAGGCTCTTAACTATGGTTTGTCATTAGATAAAAATGAATTAGATACCATCAACCATGACTTGCTTAATCCTACAGATGGCAAAGATGCACAGTGGTATCTCAACAATATCAAGCAAAAGTCTATTGATGCTAACCCAGCCTTTGCTGCTTCACTTAAAGAAGGTCGCACTCTTTACGATGTGACTGGTGCATACCGCAAACAAATGGCTGACCTACTTGAGATTGACCCGACCAACATTACATGGAACGACCTTATGTCTAAAGTTATGAACAAAGACAAAGGCGTTGCATATACTTTTGCAGACTTTACAAAGCAAGTAAAGCAAGACCCACTGTGGCAACGCACAAAGAACGCAAAAGAAACCTACTCAAATACAGCGCTTGATTTGATGAAGCAGTTTGGATTCCTAGGATAATGCCAGTTGTAAAAGCAGGTGACACGCTCAGCGGAATTGCTGCAGCCAACAATACAACAGTAGCAAAGATTGTTGCTGCCAACCCACAAATTACTAACCCTAATCTTATTAAACCTGGACAGGTAATTACACTACCCGCTGCTAAAGCAACTACACCAACCGTTAATACAACAACTGCTGCTGGTGTTGCTGCTGCTTCTGGTCCAGTGCCAAACTTTACTCCGACTATTACATATCCAACAACTCCATCAACTTCATTTATTGGTCCTATTCCTGTAGGCACAACTCGTACATCTACTGGTTATACAACAACTACAACTCCGCCACCTGCTGGCACATGGAAAAAGGCTGGAACTGTTCAAACTAAAAACGGTCCAGTAGATGTTGATGCTAGTGGTAAGGCTGCAGATGGTTCTACACCTGTAGCAGATTCTAATACCACGCCAACTGGTTCACCAGGTAAAGCATGGATTTGGAACGGCACTAATTGGGTGCAACCACCAAAACCAGATGGCAATAATTATACTTGGGATAACAATGCAGGTTGGGTTCTTGCAAGTGCTGGACTTAGCCAAGAAGAAGTAGATGCTCAAATTAAGGTTGCTGTTGCTGGAGCGCTTACTCAGTTTCAATTAGACCAGAAGGCTAACAACCAGGCTAATGTTTCTACAGCCCTTGACGATTTCAGAGTAAGCCTTAAATTGGCTGGACTAGATTCTTTGGTTGATACTATTGATGGTTATATCAAACAAGATATGACCGCTGCACAAATTAAAATTAACTTAGTAGGAACAGATGCTTACAAGGCTCGTTTCCCTGCTATGGCTACCCTTGCTTCCGCAGGTCGTGCAGTCAATGAGGCTACATACATTTCAATGGAGCGTGGCTACGAGCAAGTGCTTCGTGCCTATGGCATAGATACTGCAACCTTTGGCACTCGTGCTCAATTAGGCAAGTACATTGGTGCAGAAGTATCACCTGTTGAATTTGAACAGCGTGTACAGATTGCTAAGGATAGAGTTGATAAGAACTCAGATGTAACCTCAGCGCTTCAAGACTACTACGGTGTATCAAAGGGTGGTGCTATTGCCTTCCTTCTTGACCCAACCCTGGGTATGGACATTGTAAAGAAAGAAGCCCGTGCTGCTGAAATCGGCGCTGCTGCTATTGCTGCAGGTTTTGGCGAATTCAAGGGTAAAGAAAATGTTGGTGTGGCTGAATCATTTGTTAACGCTTCTGGCACACAAGACCTTATGTCACTTAATGCAGAATTTGGCAAGGCTCGTAACTTGGCTAATGTCCAAGGCAACCTTGCTTCTATTGAAGGCGACAAAACTTACAAAGACCTCAATGCTGTTACAGCAGTAATTGGTCAAGATACAGAAGAATTACTACGGTCACAACGCAGAGCAGCACGAGAAGCAGCACGCTTTAGTGGCAGCACTGGCGTTGGAGCACAATCGCTAAAAAGTAATTACGGCGGAATATAAGAATCCTCACTCAGACCCACCAGCCCTGAGGAGTGTAAAAGACTGGTAGCAATAGCCAACTTGGTTTCCCCGAACCTTGTTTGTGGATTGCGAATACAACTAACAAAGGGAGATAGGTAGATGGCTACCAACTATGACGAAGATGACGATTTTGATTTTGAGGATGGACCTCAAGATGTCGTCAAGCAACTACGCAAGGTAAATCGCACACTTGAAAAGCGCCTCAAGGAACTTGAACAAGAAGCGAACCAAGCCAAAGCGCAGAATCGTCAGCGCACCGTAAAGGATGTACTGACTTCCAAGGGTGTTAACCCAAAAATCGCAGCGTTTATACCTCAGGACTTAGATGCTACCGAGGAAGCCGTAAACAACTGGCTTAACGAATATGGCGATGTATTTGGTCTTAAGACAGATGGCGAACAGGACAATGCTCCTGCCAATGTCAACCCAGCACTCGCAGCACAGAAGCGAATCAACGATGTTGTATCTAGTTCTCAGGCACCAGCCTTTGACGAAGATGTAGCAGCACGAATCGCCAACGCAAAGAGCGCGGAAGAACTCAGCGCCATCATGGGTGTGAATTCTTTTAACTAACACACAACTACCAATCACCAGGAGGTGAACTACATGGCATATACAGATTCCTCAGCCCTCGCAGGTCTGATTAAAACTGCTTATGACCGCTATGTTGAGTTCGCGCTTCGTGCTCAGCCACTGATTCGTTCAGTAGCAGACAAGCGCCCTGCTCAGCAAGCAATGCCAGGTTCAAGCGTTGTATTCTCACTTTACAATGACTTGGCACCAGCAACTTCTGCACTCTCATCAGAAACAACTGACCCAGATGCAGTAGCACTATCAGATGTAACCACTGTTTCAGTAACACTTGCTGAATACGGTAACGCTTCACTCGTTACTCGTAAACTACAGTTGTTCTCACTCTCAGATGTTGACCCTGCAGTTGCAGACATCATCGCTTACAACATGGCTGACTCTATTGACAAGATTGCAATGGAATCACTCCGTGCTGGAACAAATGTTATCTACGGTGGAAGTCGTACATCAACAGCAACAATCACAGCATCTGACACATTGACCGCTGCTAACATCCGTAAGGCTGTTGCTAAGTTGCGTTCAAACAAGGCTGTTCCACGCGAAGGTTCACTCTACTGGTGTGGTATCCACCCAGAAGTTTCACATGACCTTCGTGCAGAAACAGGCGTTGGCGGATGGAACGACATGCACAAGTACGCAGAGACAGGCACAGGACAGTTCTGGGCTGGCTCAATCGGAACATTTGAAGGAGCGTTCTTCGTTGAAACTCCTCGTATGTACCGTGGCGTAGACGGTGCAGATGCAACAGCACTTGCTACAACAGCAGTAACTGTTGCTGGAACATCAGCAGGCTACACACTAGGTGTTGCTTCATCATCTGTTATCGCTACTTCTGCAGAAGCAGGAGATAAGATTTCAGGTACAGGTATTGCAACTGGTGCAAAGATTACATCTTTGGTTACATCAGGTTCAACAACCACAATCACTGTAGATACAGCCAACACTGGCGCAGTATCTGCAACAACCGTTGTAACAGTAACTCCAGTAACCGCTAACTACCGCACAATCCTTGCTGGAAAGCAGGCACTTGCGGAGGCAGTTGCACAGGAGCCAAATGTTGTTATCGGACCAGTCGTTGACCGTTTGATGCGTTTCCGCCCAATCGGTTGGTACGGCGTACTTGGCTTTGCTCGTTACCGTGAGGCTGCTATGTACCGTATTGAGACAGGTTCATCTATCTCTGCATAGTACCAATGTAGGAGAGGGCAGGTTTGCCTGCCCTCTCTCTACACCAACAAGGAGGAAACATGGCACAATATCAATTTGTTACACCATCGGTTAAAGAGACTCCGATTGCGTGGGATAGATTGTTTATTCGCTATGGCATCCACCGTGGCGTATCAGTTCTTATGATTGACGGGGTATACTCCTCATATCGCTTCCCCGCTCAAACCGATATTGCAGCATCTACCGAGCATTACCTTGGTGGACACACTTACATTATTGATGAAGCCACAAAGAATCGTTTAACAGATGCTTCTATTGGTGGCACATACGGGGATTACATAACAGCGATATGACACTACATCAGATTCAAACGCACCCAGAGTTTGTAGAAGGTTGCTTTGGTTGCAAAGTAGGAACACTTCAATTATCACCAGGTGATGCTGCAAGCAATAAGAACGGCATGTCTCAGAAAAAATGGGATGCTGAACTTAATGCCTATTCAAGTGCACGGGCACAAGGTATTCAACCTGATGGAACAAGCATGGCAAAAATTAAAGATGCTATTGATAAGTCTGATAAGGCTGGCAAGGCATACGATGCCAATACGGGTGGGTTTAAACCATGACTGCCATCGTAGGTATTCAGGGAAAAGGCTGGGCAGTAATCGCAGCAGATTCCATGACTACCTATGATGACAAACCATACTATGCAAAAGGTATGGACAAGGTAGTACGCAAGGGTGATTATGTATTTGCCTTTGCAGGTGATGCCATCTCTGGCAACATAGCAGAGTTTTTATGGGTGCCACCTAAGATTATCAAGACAATGCCATTGGATGCATTTATGCAGACCAAGGTATTGCCTTCTTTACGAGATGCCATGAAAGAACATGGCTATGAGCCAGATGTAACCAAAGACCCAAATGCTGGGTTTGATGCACTCATCTGTATCAATGGAGTTATTTACGAAATTGATGAGGAGTACATGTGGTCACGAGATGACCGTGGACTCTACGCAGTAGGTAGTGGTGGCTCATTAGCACTTGGTGCACTAGCCACTGGGTTCAGTAAGAACTCAATGAAAGCAGCAGAGTTTGCTGCACGCAGGGCAATTAAAATTTCCGCCGATTACTGTATCAGTGTTGGTGGAGATGTAAAAGTAATCACACAAAAGGGGAACGAAATGGCAACAGCAAAAAAGAAGATTTCACCAGCAATGAAGAAGAAGGCTTATGCAATGGCTGAGAAGGCTGAACCAAAGGCTGCAAAGGCTAAAGAAATGAAGGCTGGTATGGCAATGCTTATGAAGAAGAAGGGCAAGTAATCATGTGTACAACATGCGGATGCGGAACAAAGACAGTTAATTCAGATGACAATTATGGAACAGTTAACCCTTATGGCATCCCAGCCCCTGCGGTTAACAATCCGACTACTCTTACAGGGAGATAACATGGCAAGCGGATATAAAATTTCTGGTGGTGGAGTTGGTGGTACAGGCAATGTTGGTGCTGGCAAAGTAAACCATCCAGATGGTAAAACGCCAAATCAAAAATCAGCCACTGATTGGACCAGTAATCCTGCTTTTTCTAATGCTGAGGCTATTGCTTTAAAAAAGGCTTACGACAAAAAACAAGAAGATAAAACAAAATCAGTTAAATCAACTGACATTGCTATGTCCAATCTTGATGCTATTGCAATTAAAAGGGCTTATGAAAGAGAACAAGCAGAAAAAGCAATGAAAAAAAATAAGAAGTCAGGAAAATAAATGACAGACCCAAGGCTAAAGCGAGCAGGCGTATCTGGTTTTAATAAACCAAAGCGTACACCGAGTCACCCAACAAAGTCACATGTAGTTGTGGCTAAGTCTGGTGACCAGGTTAAAACTATTCGCTTTGGTCAACAGGGTGTCACTGGAGATAAGACTCCAACAGCACGACAGAAATCATTTAAGGCTCGTCATGCAACCAACATTGCCAAAGGCAAGATGAGCGCAGCGTACTGGGCAGACAAGGTGAAATGGTAATGGCTAAAAAAGAAATATGGGATAAACCAAACCCTAACAAAAAATCTACTCCACTATCACCTGCTGCTAAAGCATCAGCCAAGGCTGCTGCTAAAAAGGCTGGCAGAAAATATCCTAATCTTGTGGACAACATGAGAGCAGCACAGAAGAAGGGTAAGTAATTATGGCTACAGGTTACGCAGGCTCAACACTCGTTGCTGAATTAAACAGACTTGCCAACGGTGGTACATACCCAGCACGCACTGCGTTCAAAGAAGAAGCAGCAGCAGCATGTGCGTGGGCAGGACTATCTGTTATCTATGAAACTGTACACGCTTTGAATCTTAAGGCAGATGCTACTCGCAAACCTGCAGACTTCAAAGGTCTTAATGCAGTATGTAATGAACTGGCTTCAACCACTGGCAAGTCAGCAGTATCAGCGTTACGGAGCATTGACCTATGAGTACACTTGAACAACTTACTGACCGTGTGGACACGCTCCTTCATGGTTATAGCCTTAACATGGAATCAACTACATGGCTTACATCTGCGGTAACCGCAGGTGATACAAGCATACCTATTAACGATGCCAATGTTGTTAGCCGTGGATTTGTCCAAGTTGGCGATGAGATTATGTATGTCAACTCAACCAACAACATTGACAATGTGCTTACCCTTGCACCATGGGGTCGTGGACAGCGCGGTACTCCAGCAGCAGCCCACTCTAACCTTGACAGGGTAATGGTTGCGCCATTGTTCCCACGCTATGAAATCAAGCGTGCTATCAATGACACACTCAATGCTATGTACCCACAAGTATTTGCTATTGGTCAGTATCAGTTTAACTACATTGCAGCACGCACAACCTATGATATCCCCGATGCTGTGCAAAATGTTTTGTCAGTAACTCACTCAGTAATTGGACCATCTAAAGAGTGGCTTCCAGTTCGTGCATGGCAGTTAGACCGCGTTGCTAACCCAACAGCCTTTGGCGATGGTACAAACTTTGGTCACTCACTTGGTATCTATTCCCCTGTAGTACCAGGGCGAGCAGTCAATGTGGCTTACTCAAAGCGCCCAACATTATTTGACCTTTCACAACTACCTACAGTTAATCAAGAATACTCAACAGTAACTGGCATGCCTGATTATTCAGAAGATGTAGTTGTTTATGGCGCAGCCTTTCGTATGATTTCTTTCCTAGACCCATCACGCCTTGGTGCTTTATCTGCAGAAGCAGATGTACTTGACAATCAGCGTGGAGCACGAAGCGGTGAAAACGCATCACGCTTCTTGTTCAATATCTACACAACTCGTCTTAACGAAGTGGCGGAGAACCAACGCCGTCAGTTCCCTATTCGTTCACACTATCAGAGATAAGGCACCCACATGGCAGCAGGCGACCCAGGTACCAGAAAGCGGAACTACTCCGCAACAGCAATTCAAACAACGCTGGTCAGTTCTATTACATCGGCAGCGACAGATGACACCACAGCATCCGTTGCCATTGTATCTGCCAGTGGTTTTCCAGGTACAGTACCGTTTACTTTAATCCTTGAACCAGATACATCAAGAGAAGAAGTGGTTACTGTAACAGTAATAAATGGAACTACTCTTAGCATTAAGCGTGGTCAAGATAATACACAGGCTGTAGCCCACTCTGCTGGTGCCACTGTACGCCATGGTGTATCTGCTCGTGAGTTTAAAGAATTACAGACACATATTGCAGCCCGTGGTTATGATACTGATTCAGGAATCCTTGCTAATGTTGATACACATGTTCACGGACTTGTATCTGGCGATGGTTCTGTAGTTGGTTCTGACCAGTCAGTAACACTTACTCGTAAAACTCTTACAACTCCAGTTATTAACGGTGCAACCCTTACGGGTACAGTAACTTCAACAGCATCTATTGTTGTTAGCGGTTCTGGAACAATTACTGGTCTTTCATCTGCAGGCATGGTTGCTTCATCTGCAACACCTAAGAATTATGTAGATGCAATCCTTGGCTCAGCCACTGCTGCATCTACCTCTGCTACATCTGCAGCAACTAGCGCTACATCTGCTGCTACATCAGCAACTAGCGCAGCAACATCAGCAACTTCTTCTGCATCAAGCGCAAGTGCTGCAGCAACAAGCGCATCTTCTGCTTTAACATCACAGACTGCTGCAGCCACAAGTGCTACCAGCGCTGCTACCTCAGCAACGGCTGCTGCCACTAGCGCAACAAGCGCTGCAGCCAGTGCTACTGCTGCAGCAACATCTGCTACTTCCGCTGCTGCTAGCGCTACTACTGCTGCTGCTTCTGTTGCAGCGATTGCAGCATATTCAACTACTGCTTCTAACTCAGCCTCTGCTGCTGCTACATCAGCCACTTCTGCTGCTGCATCAGCAACGGCTGCTGCTACCTCTGCAACCAGCGCTGCTGCTTCTGCTTCATCTATGACAGCAAGCGTTGCTGCTGCTGCTACTTCGGCTACATCAGCATCCGCATCAGCAACCGCATCAGCAACTTCTGCTACATCCGCAGCAGCATCGGCTACCGCTGCATCAACAAGTGCTACATCGGCTGCAGCCTCTGCAACAGCAGCATCAACAAGTGCAGCATCTGCAGTAACTTCTGCATCAAGTGCTGCTACAAGCGCTGCTGCTGCTGAAACAACTTATGACAACTTTGATGACCGTTACCTTGGTTCTAAAACATCAGCCCCTACGGTAGATAACGATGGCAATGCACTTCTTACAGGTGCACTGTACTTCAACTCTACAGGTGGAATTATGTCTGTATGGTCTGGTAGCGCATGGGTTGCTATTAACAATACAAGTACATACTCAGCACCTACTATTGGCTCAACTCTTATTTCATCTGGAGCAACAATAACAAGCCTAACTGGTGTTGTTGATATTACTCTTAATGGACCAGGAAGTATTAAAGATGAACTAACCCTGCTTCTTATGGAAGCACTCTAGGAAAGGTAGTAACTAATGGCTACAACAACCACGGCGCTTGCTCGTAGAGCAGCACCAACATCCAGCACAACCCTATACACGGTGCCGACTACAACAACTATAACTGTTGTATCAAACATTGTGTTGGCTAATGCAGCAACATCTGCATCAACTGCAACCATTGCTATTGATGGCATCACGGTTGTACCTGCCGTATCTATCCCTGCTAACTCTGTAGTTGGCTTTGATATGAAGCAGGTTATACCTGCCAACGCAACGCCTAAAATAATTACTGGCTTTGCATCTACAACTGCTGTGTCTATTCACATCAGTGGAGTGGAGATTTCATAATGGCATTTAATTCATTTCCCGCTAAAGGCGGAATCCCATCAGGTAACACTGCTGGTCGCCCAGCAAGCCCAACAATAGGTGACACATATTATGATGGAACACTTGGTTTTCTTTTAATTTGGACTGGAACTGATTGGGTTCCTTGTTCTGCACCTGCTTCTCAACCAACTATTGCAGTAACAGATGTTGGAACCAGCATTGCTTATGGAACGGTTCAAGGTAGCGTTGCCTTTACAGAAGGAACATCTGGCGGTAAAGCCGCTGGATTTACTGCTACACAAGGTTCTTTTTCTACAACAGGTACAAGTTCAACACAAGTAGTTACTATTACTGGTAATCCTGGTTCTTACACATTTAATGGAACTGCATACAATGCTTTTGGTACAAGCCCAGCATCAATTACGCAAACACAAACATTAACATCTGTTCCACAAGCACCTACTATTGGCACAGCAACAACATCAAGTACAACAGTTGATGTAACCGTTACTTGGACACTTAATGCAACTGGTGGTAAAAACCTTTCTGCTATTACTGTTACTCCATATTTAAATGGAGTAACCGCTGGCACTACTCAAAATGCATCAACTACAAGTTCTACAACTATGACTTTTACTGGTTTAACAAATGGTTCGGCTTATACTTTTAAAGTAAAAACAACTAACGCTAATGGTACTAGTTTAGAATCATCTGCATCAAACTCTGTTACAATTCCTACTTTTTTTACTGTCGATTTTCTTGTTATTGCAGGAGGCGGTGGTGGAGGAAATAACCAATCTGGTAATGGTTGTGGTGGTGGCGGTGCTGGCGGTTATCGTAATTCTGTATCTGGTGAAACATCAGGTCGAGGTTCTAGCGCAGAATCTTCTAGTAATATTGCAGCAGGAACTAATTATACCGTAACAGTTGGTGCTGGTGGCAGTGGTGTAAATGCTACTACTAATGGAAGCAACTCTGTATTTTCAACCATTACTTCTATTGGCGGTGGTACTGGTGGTATTGGTGATAATGCTCCACCAGCAGGTTCAGGAAAAACTGGTGGTTCTGGCGGAGGCGGTTCATCTTACGGTGGTTCTAGTTCACCTGGTGGCGCTGGAACAACAGCGCAAGGTTATGATGGCGGTGCTGGTGCATCAAATGTTCGTGAAGGTGGCGGTGGCGGTGGCGCTGGCGCACAAGGCGGTGCTGGTGGGGTTACTTATAGAACGGGTGGTATTGGCGGTGCTGGTCTTTCATCATCTATTACTGGAACCGCAGTTACCCGCGCTGGCGGAGGCGGTGGTGGTTCATACGATACTGGTACTGGCGGTGCTGGTGCCACTACAGCAGGTGGAGGTAATGGCGGAAATGGAGGCGGTGGTGCAGTAAGTGGAACAGCAAATACTGGTTCTGGTGGCGGAGGTACTGGCGGTTATCCAAATAATGCTGGTAACGGAGGTTCTGGAATTGTTATTCTTAGATACGCAGATACAAAAACAATTACCATTGGTTCAGGTTTAACTGGCAGTGAAAGCGCTGCAAGTGGTGGATACAAGAGAGCCACAATTACTAGTGGTTCTGGAAATGTGAGTTGGGCATAATGGCACATTACGCTTTTTTAAATGAAAATAATATCGTTACCGAAGTTATTGTTGGTATTGATGAAACTGAAACTATTGAAGGACTTAATCCAGAAACTTGGTACGGTAATTTAAGAGGACAAGTTTGCAAAAGAACTTCATATAATGGAAATATTCGTGCAAATTACGCAGGAATTGGGTTTAAATATTATGAAGATTTTGATGTATTTATTCCACCTCAACCATTTCCTTCTTGGAAATTAAATTATACAACCTATCAATGGGTGCCACCAATTACAAAACCAGAACCAGAAAATAATTTTGTATGGACTTGGTCTGAATATAATAAAGAGTGGATTAAAGTAGCAGCATAACTGCAACTTGTACCCCTGAGCATGGGTTTAAACTGCTCCTATTATTTCTTAAAACCTGAGGAGAAGCCGTGGCATCAAAGTCGCCAGATATTACCGAACGCACGATAATTGATTTATCGGGTCGCCTCTCTACATACTATGACCTTAACGG